TCTATCAATAATTGCTCTATCTTTATCTGAGATTTTATCACCATATTTCGCTAACAAATCTTTAGTTGTAAACTTTTGAAGAGAATCGAGTTTTTGAAATGCAAGTTTCATTTCATCAACATCGCGAACTTTGAAATCACTTCCCGGCATGAAGTTTTTAATTGCAAATCCTTTACCAGACCCAGCGCCTCCAGCAAGAAATACGATCTGACCATATTTCTTTCCGTTGTTATAAAGAATTTGTTTTTCGCAAAGTTCATTTGCATGAAAGTCTTTCATTAAAACAAATTCTGAAAAAGATAATTTTATTGAATTCATGGTTGTGTCCTTCTATCTCCCATTGATTTTCTAATTTGTTCTTTTATATCTTCAAATGAAGAATCATATTCGGTATGCTTATCTAAATTCATCGATGATGATCCTCTACTCAATTGCATAGTTTTTATGTACTGAGACGAAGATAATGAATGAAAAACAGAGGTTACCAAATATCTACCAGAATACATAGAATCTAATTCTGGATATCCAGATTGAGGATTTAGCATAATTGATACTTGACTTGGAACAGCAAAATTAACAACTTCACCAATACCGATTGTGTTTGTTCCACCCTGAATTGTTACGGAAATTTTAAACATGCTTTTTGAAAGCTGTCCATAAATGTGATTTTTTAACCAAGACTCTCTACTAATTGGATCATTAATACTCGATAGAATCAATTTCCTTCCGGGAACTTCATTTTTTTTATCATCATATGTATTAAAAATATTTAATGATCCAAACAATTTATTAGAGTAAAAATCTTTAGTTTCATCCGCACTTTCCGAATAATTTAATTTTTGTACATTATGAGTTCTTTTAATTGGATCAATCGAAGAAATCGTAGTGTTGTAAAATCCAAATAGCATTCCATTGATATGATTAAAATTTTCTAACTTTTCATATTTAGAAGAACGAATTATTTCTCCTTCAAACAAAGCATTAAGTTTTGGACCAAAAACAATCGTTTTTGTTGGATTGTTTTGAGAATCTTTTATTAGTTTTTCTACGCTACCAAAATAGTGAGTAGCTGTGAATGGTTCACCACCAGAATAATTTCCGAAGACTGGTACGAATCTTTCAAAAAACACAAAATACTTATCTTTACTACATGATCTTTGTGCAAGATAATCGATAGCTTTATGTGGATTAATACCAGTGCTTATGAATGGTTTTTGTAAAGTTATTTTTGGATCTTCAGCAACAATATCATTCTGACTCATTTCTTGATAGATTGAATGAACTGCATCTAAAACAGAAATATTGTTATAACTTTTAAATAAGTTTTTCTTCAATGATCTAATGCTTGATTTTGATGTAAAAAATAAATCAAATTTATTCATTAAATTTAATGGCGACACTATAGTTTTTGAAATTTTTGTTACAATTAAATCTTCTCTCCATATGATAATATCATTAACATTTGGTTTGCAGATTTTTAGTATAAGAATTTCTCCACCATGAATTGCAAATTTTTCCAATCCACCAGCACTATCATCTATTGTTAATTTTCCAGTAATGCTTGATGAGAAAACACTCTCTTCTATTACTAAATCTGAAAAGTAACCTTTAATATCAATTTGATCTCCATTATTTGTTACTAAAAGAATTTGTTTAATATCAATGGATCCACCAATATCATTGGGAATATTGGCATCTTTTCTTATTTCGACTTTATTATTATTCGTATCAGATTTTGACGTACCAGTAATACTTGCTGAAACACCTTCAGTTATTTTTCTTCTAATTGCTTCTGAAAAAAGTTTAGCCATTTTATTTTACTGGCTTATATAATAAAGATTTTAATTCTGTTTGAAGTTCACCAATAAGAGATTGTCTAACTAATTTTATTCTTCCTTTATTGATATTCTGTCTTAATTCGTATTCATATACTGTTTCTGAACTTCTTTGTGATGGCGGCAGTAAACCAAATGCTGTTTCATCAATTATATTTTTGTCAACGTCATAGTAATATTTTATTGTAGATAAAGTTGTGCTAATACTACCATATTTTTCAATCAAGTAATTTTGAAACATTGTTGTACTTTTAGGCCATTCGTCATAGATATTATAAATGTCATTAGACAATAGAACTATCCAATCTAAATTAGAATCTCCATAAAATTTATAGGCAACATTATCTGGTCTTTCTCCATCCTTAACATTATAAGGTTGATAAGAAATTCCTCTATAATCTTTTAAAAATTTTTTAATTTTAATAGATTGAGTTAAATCGACAGCTCTAAGATAGTCATATTCGTCTATCTTATAAGATACTTTTGGGTATAAAGTAAATATGCTCATTATAGTATAACTGTTCCGCTCTGATATTGCTGAGATGCTTTAGGAGCAGTAATAAGAACAGCCTCTCTTAAAGAAATTGATAAATTGACATCTGTTGGAAAATATTGTGTGTTATTTCCTTTACCATCAAAAAATGTCATTTTATTTTGTGAACCATAATCAACAGATACACTTTCAATCATACAAAATTCAGATTGAAACAATGTTGTCAATTCTCCTGTTCCATTTTTATTTGAATAAAGAACTAATTCAAACTTGACCATATCTGGATATCCAAATACAAAAACTTGTCCACTATTTTTAACAATAGAATCGATTGTATCTTCTGCGCTTTGTGATAGAACTGATTGCTTATCCAAAAAATCTTGAAGTGCTCTTCTATATTCTGGACTTTCTTCGCCTCCTTCAAATTTAGACTTGTCTGGTGGTTGTTCATCAGCTCTTAGTAATTGATCTGTCGTAAGGTTTCGTCCAAAAGAATTTATAACATCATTAATTGTTCCTTGTCCACCAGTAGTGGGAGATGATGCCACTCGAAATGATGAAATAATCGATAACATTCTTTCACCCTCTACTTGGGAGTGAGGTCTCATATTAAATGGTAATGAAAATCTTCTAAACGTGGGTCCCTGATAAATTAATTGTTGAAAGTTGTTTAGCATCATTCTTTGTAAGAATTCTACCTGCGTTTTTCCAGATTGTCCTGCGCTTGCAACATATCCAGACGCACCAGCTACACCTTGAACAATTTGTTTTTGCAATCCTTCAATCCACGAAGATCCCAATTTTCCTATTTCTTTTCCTAAGTCTCCAGAAAATATGTCTGTTCCTGATGGACTTCCCATAATTCCCGATGCTTCTTGCCAACCATTTGATAAAGATGAATTGAAAGTTCCTCCAAGCCTAATATAAATAGTTGGCGCACTCGATCCTGATATTTGCTCGCCTTTTGGACTGTAAAATATAAATTTTGCCATAGGAACAGTAAAGTCTCTATTTCCATACTCAACTCCAAAAACTATGTTTCCATAATCAGGATAAGATGCTTCTCCTTGTGGAATCCCAAAGATATCTGCCATTAATGCTCCCAATTTAAATTATAAACTATTTATGTCTTACAAAGGTAAATTTAAACCGAAAAATTATAAAAAGTACAAGGGTGATCCCACTAAAGTAATCTATCGCAGCTTACTAGAAAGACGATTTATGGTTTATTGTGATGAAAATCCGTCTATTCTTGAATGGAGTTCCGAGGAAGTCGTAGTTCCATATGTGTCTCCAATAGACAATCGATATCATCGATATTTTGTTGATTTTTGGATGAAATATGAAGACAGACAAGGTGAAATTAAAATTGTTTTGATTGAAATAAAACCAGCAATACAAACTAAACCTCCACAAAGAAAAAACACACCTACTGGTAAACCTACTAGAAGATTTCTCAACGAAGTTTCTACATGGGGAGTCAATCAAGCAAAGTGGAAAGCTGCTGAAGAGTATGCAAAAGATAGGAAGTGGGAATTTAAAATTATTACCGATAAAGATTTAAGATAAATAAACATATGGCAACAATATTCGATAACATATTAAAACAAGGTATTTCCAAAGGAATCGTGCCTGCAAAAAGTAGTGCTGCGAGAACTTGGTATAGGGATGCTGCTGTTAAATTGTTATCAAACACTACAGCTAATTCTTTTGATAAAAGAATGGATAGTTCTAGAAAAACAGAAGACATGGAATACGGATACATGTATGCATTTAGATATGATCCAAAGTGGAAAAATGAATTGCCTTACTACGATACATTTCCGTTGATATTCCCGGTCAAATTTGAAAGTGATGGATTTTTAGGAATCAATTTTCATTATTTGCCTCCAGTATTGAGAGCAAAACTAATGGATGCATTGTATTCTACTTTGACAAATAAAAAGTATGATGACACAACAAGAGTTAGAATATCATATGATATTTTACAATCTGCTGCCAAGTATAGATATTTTAAACCAACTCTTAAAAAATATTTGAGAAATCACATTCGTTCTAAGTTCTTAGAAATTCAAGTGAATGAATGGGATATTGCTTTGTTCTTGCCAACCGAATCATTTAAAAAGGCAGATGCTAAACATGTTTGGGAAGAATCTCGCAAAAAAATAGGAAAAACATAAATGGCTACTTCTTTAGATCGAGTGACTATTACCGCAAGTTCAAATATACCTAAAGAATCATTTAGCATATCTAAATTTAAAGAAAATCTAACATCTTTAGTTCGTCCAAATTATTTTTTTGCACAGTTGACTTTGACGGGTGGGCTTACTGGATTACCAGATATAGCTAATACATTTAAATTTAGATGCGAAAAAGCTGAATTTCCTGGAAGATCACTTGCGACTGCAGATGATATGGTCGGCGGCGGACCAGCATTAAAATTACCATACGATGTTACATATAATGACATTACTTTGTCAATTATATGTTCTTCGGACATGATTGAACGTAAGTTTTTTGAACAATGGATGGATAAAATCATTTCTCCTGCAGGTACAAATGCCTCAGGACTTCTTTCATATTATGAAGACTATGCGTTAGGCAATATTCTTAAAGTATCGCAATTAAATGAAAGGGGATATGAAATTTTTACTTACACAATGACGGATGTATATCCAACAGCTTTAACACCAATGAATGCTGATTGGTCAGAGACTAATACATACCAACGATTCGGAGTTACACTTGCGTATCGTTATTATACATATAATTTTGATTAATTTATTTCTGGAGAGAAATTATGAGTTTGCCTAAAATTAATACACCAATTTATGAATTGACTTTACCATCAAATGGAAAAACTATTAAATATAGACCATTTCTAGTTAAAGAACAAAAAATTCTTTTAATTGCTATGGAGTCTAATGATCAAAAATCAATGATGACATCCATCAAACAAATTATCAACAATTGTTCTTTGGAAGCAATTGATACAGATAAACTTCCAATATTTGATTTAGAGTATTTCTTTATTAAATTGAGATCAAAATCAATTGGAGAAGAAGTTGATTTAATTTTGCGTCATCCAAATAACGTAAACATTAAAGGTGAAGTTTGCGATCATGCCACAAAGCAATCTTTAAATCTTTTAAATGTTGAAGTTCACAAATCAATTGGACACGAAGATAAAGCTATTTTGGATGAAGAATCGCAAATTGGTATTAAATTTAAATATCCAACATCTGAGTTTACTTTATCTATAGAAAATCCAGAAGAAATGAATCAACTTGACTTAGCAACAGACGCTATTATCAATTGTATTGATTATATTTTTGATGCTGAAAATGTTTACAATCGAGATGACTATACCAAAGAAGAGTTGGTAGAATTTATTGATAATCTATCACAAAAACAATACGAAAAACTAGCGTCGTTTTTTGTAACAATGCCAAAATTAAAACACGAAATTAAATGGAAGTGTTCTGCTTGCGAACAAGAAGATGAACTAATGTTGGAGGGGCTTTCAAATTTTTTCGAATAGCATTAAGTCAAGAAAGTCTTATAAATTATTATAAGACTAATTTTGCTTTAATGCAACATCATAAATATAGTTTACAAGATTTAGAGAACATGATGCCCTTTGAAAGGGAGATTTACATACTATTAATTTCTCAACATGTGAATGAAGAAAATGAAAGAATGAAAACTCAAAATAAGGGGTAGTCAATGTCACATAAGAATAAAAAAGAAGATTGGATGAATAGCAAATGGCGTCCAATGATGGGATGGTCATACATGGCTACTTGTATTGCTGATTTTGTTATTTTTCCAGTCTTGTGGTCTATTCTTCAAGCAATTCAACATGGCAATGTTTCAAGTCAATGGAATCCAATCACTCTTCAAGGCGCAGGACTATATCACTTAGCAATGGGTGCAGTTCTTGGTGTTGCAGCTTGGAGTCGTGGTCAAGAAAAGATTGCTGGTGCTAGTACACTTTCAACAAGTATTGGTTCTTCATCACCAATTCAACAACAGACTTCATTTAGTTCTGAAACAACTACAGACACAATTACTCCAGTAAATACTACTAAGACACAAAGACCAGTAGTTAAAAAGCCTGTAATTAATTCTAATCCAGATTCAATCTTAGAGCGTGATTAATAATGGCAATTAGAAATTATGCAAGTGCATTAGGACAAATTGCTCAGGAGTCTGTTAAAGATTCTGTAGTAGGATTTGGAAAAGGAATCAAGGGAGCAGCATTATCAGAAATGCCTGGAATAACTGCTCTATATGGTCTAGGCAAAGAACTTAAAAATCGCGCTAATAAACTATCAGATTCATCTAGTGCTGAAACTGCAAAAGAGTCTGTAAAAGAACAGAAGAAGAATAATGTTATTAGTCTTGACATGGTTCGACAATTAAGATCGATTAATGATAACATTGTAAAACAAACAAAAATTAATTCACTTCTTGCAGATGCTCAAAAACAAAATTCAATGTTTGCTGAAGAGTCTGATAGAGAAAAAGCACTAAGAGATGACAAACTACTTGAAGCAATTAAAAATTTAAGTAAAACTACTAGCACTATAACTGGCGAAAAAAAAGAAGGTGGAGGGTTTTTAGACTCAATATTTGATGTTTTAAAGAGTAATCTAGGTGGAATATTAGAAGCTATTGGTGATGTTATTGCTGGTAAATCAATCGCTAAAGCTATAAAAAAATCATTTGGTGGTGGAAGTTCCTCACCAACATCATCTGGCGGATCTAGTGGATCTAATAGATCTGGTGGTACTGTTCCTAATGATGTTGGTAGAAGAGTCCAAGAAGGTGTTGATGAGATTGATAGTCGTAGATTTGGTGGGCGTGGTGGTGGTGCTCCTCCTGGTGGTGGTGGTGGCGGAAGACTAGGAGTTGGATTATTACGAGGTGCTGCTGGTATGGCCGGAAGACTTGCATTAAGGGCAGTCCCTTATGTTGGTTGGGGTTTATTGGCAATGGATATTGCAAGTATCGGATATGATTTCTTTAAATCATCTGGTGGAAGTATTCCTGGTGATAGAAGTAAAAAGAAAGAACCTGGATTGGATGCTGCTCCAGGTGGGTGGGATAATGTAAAAAGTCCTCATGATAAAGCACCACCAAAAAGAAGAGCTGGTGCAGTTGGTGCATATACTGGGAGTCATACTGGTAAAGTTGATGCTGCACAATTCATTACTGGAAAAGAAGGATTTGTATCCAAAGCAACTAAAGATACTAATAGAATGGCTATTGGTTATGGACACAATCTTACAGATGAAGAAATAAGATCTGGAGAAATTGATTTAGGTAATGGAAATAGAATTAAAGTTTCTGGTGAAGAGGGCAAAGATACAACAATAACAAAAGATCAGGCAGATCTATTATTTGCTAAAGATATTAAAAAATTTGAAAGAGTTGTTGTTGCATCTATTGGTCAAGAAGCATATGATAAATTATCTGAAAATCAAAAAACTGGAATTCTAAGTTACGTTTATAATACTGGGTCTATTCCAAAAGGATTTGCTGAAGCAATTAAATCTGGAAATTATGCAGCTGCAGCTGGATCAATTCGTAATGGAATTGCGAATGTAAATCCAGAAAAAGTTAAAGGCTGGAGTGAAGAGAAGATAAAAAATACAAATTCTGCTTTGAAAGTTAGAAGAAACGAAGAAGCAAGTCTTTTTGATCCTGGAGGTGCAGTAACTCCGATCGGAGGTGTTGCCGAATCAAAAAATAAAACAACCGAAGCTGTTTCAAATGCATTAACTAAAGCAAGTGCAAAAAGAAGAGGTTCAGAAGTAGAACCATCAGTAACTCCAGTTACAGGAAAATCGATTACTCCAGACGGCACATCATCAACATCTAACGAATATGTTGATGACGGTACTGGAAGAATGGTACTTAAATCTGAATTAGATGCCTTAAAAAATAAAAAGGATTCTGGTTTAAAATTATTAAATGATACCATTATTAAATCTAGTGCGACTACAAGATTATCATCTGGAACTAATTTAAAATCGACTACTGGTCCTACTAAACCTATTCAAGTCGAAGACAAAAAATTAAATCAAACTGCTGAAAAACAATTAAAAGAAACTAAGGCCGTTGCTAGACAAACTGGAGTA